CGAATCCGAGCCAGAACCCGAACCTGAACCCGAGCCAGAACCCGAACCCGAACCAGAATCGGAGCCAGAGGCAGATAATAATATAGATTATAAAGTTGAATTCAGACAAAAACCTGGCGAAGAGAATATTACTCAATATAAGACAAAAGATGGAATTTCGATAACATCTGTAAAATTATATTTTGAGAATACATTTACACACGATGTTATTTCAAATTTAGGGTTATTACAATCAGGATGGACGTTTACGGCTTCTGGATCAAATAAGGAAATGTTTATGTATACAACTGTAGGTAATGATATAAGTTCTATTGATTGGAGCGATATTTACATTCAAGAGTTTAATAATGTGCTTAATAATGTTTCAGACGTTTCTGACGAGACTGCAATATCAATATTAAATGAATTTGTATTTGTTCACCAAGAAACTAACGAACCAGATGGTAATAATATAGATTATAAAGTTGAATTTAGACAAAAACCCGATGAAGAGAATATTACACAATACAAAACAAAAGATGGAATTTCGATTACGTCTGTAAAATTATATTTTGAGAATGAATTTACACACGATTTTATTGCAAATATAGTATTATTACAAGCTAACTGGTCTTTCTTACCTTCTGAAACAAATAAGGAAATATTTATGTATACAACAGCCGGTAATGAAATAAGTTCTAGTGAATGGGCTACTATTTATATTCAAGGAAATGACAATATTCTTATTAATATTTCAGACGTTTCGGATGAAATTGCGGTATCTATTCCAGATATTTTTATATCTATTAACCAAGAAAGTGAAGAAGAAACAGAAACAGAAATTATTGATTATCAAGTAGAATTTAGACAAAAACCCGATAATGAAGAAATAACACAATTTAGAACGAATGAAGGCATATATATTACATCTGTAAAATTATATTTCGAGAATGATTTTATTCACAGTGATACATTGAATGTAACATTATATGTTGAGGGTTGGAGGTATACAAAAAATTCTATGAACGAAGTGTTTATGGAACTAAATGATTTAGATGGAATGTTAACTTCAACAGAATGGAGTGATATTTATATTCAAAATACATCAAATGAGTTATTGAGAGTTTCTGATGTTTCAGATGAGCTAGAAGATTTAATAGTATTGGAGTATATATTTCCTAATGGAATTAATAATCAGACTTCGGAAACTGAGCCAGAGCCAGAGCCAGAACCTGAACTAGATGATTCACAACCTACTATTACATATAAAGTAGAATTCAGACAAAAGCCAGGAGAAGAGAATATTACTCAATATAAAACAAATGACGGATTGTACATTACTTCAGCAAAATTATACTTTGAGAATATTTTTACACAGCAATTGAGTTTAAACTTAACTTTTCTAATTTCAGGTTGGACATTCGTACATTCGGGTAATGAGGTATTTATGTATACAACCGCTGCAAACAAAATAACCTCTGCAGAATGGAGCGATTTTTATGTTCAAACAAACTCGAACGTTTTAACTAATATTTCGGATGTTTCAGATGGAAATGCAGCATCTATTCCAGATTTTGAAGTAGCGATTAATGAGAATTATAGCATTGTTAATTATGTTTATAATTATGCATTGTCAAATAATTTTGTACTCGGATTTAGCCCAGGTGATATCAATAAAGATGGTACGCCAGGACAAGGTGCAGACGTTGTTTATTTAGCATCAGCAATTGCCGGAATATCCGAATATCAAGATGCAAGAGATAGTGCATATTTATCAGATGTTAATAGAGATGGTAATATAAATGGTGCCGACGTTGTATATTTAGCATCGTATATAGCAGGTATTTCCGGATTTGAGTTGCCAGCCCCCAATGAAATAGAACCCGAACCAGAACCCGAGCCAGAACCAGAACCAGAACCCGAACCCGAACCCGAACCTGAACCAGAACCTGAACCCGAACAAGAACCTGAACAAGAACCCGAACCCGAACAAGAACCAGAACCTGAACCTGAGCCTGAACAAGAACCAGAACCTGAACCAGAACCTGAACCAGAACCTGAACCGGAATCTCAACCAGAACCCGAACCTGAACCGGAGCAAGAACCAGAACCCGAACCTCAACCAGAACCTGAACCAGAACCAGAACAACCAATAGAAGGTTCAAGATATAAAGTAGGATTTGATTTTTCAGCCATGACCTTATCCGATACGATTCTTTATGAAAATACAGAGTTTTTATCTGTTTTAAATGAAGTAGCAACTGCGATTTCTACTATGATGGATTCACATGGTAAGAAAGATAGTGTTAATGATATGGATATGACAGTATATATGGAATTTTTCTCAGATAGTTCATTTATATTAGGGTCAAGTCGTGTAAGAAGTTTTTATTTCAGTTTCGATGATCCCAAATTTACATTAAGTCAAATTATAAGATTAAATAGGACTTATTTCTCTAGTTATTTTCAACCATGTAGTTTTAATGATACTACTAAAACGTTACTATTTAATTTGATATTTCATGAAACATTACATGGAATTGGATTTCATTTTAGCAAATATAATTTAACTGGTTGGGGAGGTTTTGTTGATGATGGGTTTTATATTGGCCAACATGCAGTGAATGCTTATAGAGAAATAACACAAAACAACAATCTTGATAGAATTCCAGTTGAGAATTCATTTGGACCTGGTTCTGAGCATGTGCATTGGGAAGAAGGAAAAGATTCATCTCATTTGAATGAAAATAGATATTATAATTCTATATACCATCCTTCTCTTCCTTATGAAATTATGACCCCTATATTGGATACAGATGTATATCTAACGAAATTAACACTTGGAGTATTAGAAGATTATGGATATACAGTTCATTATGATACACCTTATATGTATCCCGTTTTAGATTCTTATAATTTATTAACGATAGAGATTAATGATACGAATGATACAAACTACACGAGTACATTTTCTAATGCAATACTAAATCCAGAAATATTAACAAATGAAACCGATAATCATTTATTATCTGAACATTCGAATCATCACAAGTTATTATTCACATGTAATTTATTAGATGATGCAAAAGATGTTGTATTATATATAAAAAAAATATTTGAAGACATATGTGATACGTATTATCATATTCATTTGGAGTTAAATAATCTTAGTGAAGAAATGTATGATAAAGTAATATTAATTAATTGTACAACTACAAAAGAAGCAATGAAAATGACTTTAAATATAGGTAAAATAAAAGAATATGTTATTTGTAATGAATTGAAGATACCAAAAATATCACTTATGATTGTTAAATTTATTATATTAGAATTATGTGGAATAACAAATCAAGATAATTATTTGTATGGAATAAATACAATAAAATTATACAATGAAATAATTAAAGACACAATTGAGATCCCTGCTAGTAAAGTACCTTTGGTTGAAGGATATAGTGAATATGGTTATGAATATCCATGTATACAAAATGATATTTTGAATAAATGTGAAATTGGAAAGGAAATAAATATTTCATATTTAACATTAGTTGCGATTCAAGATGGAAATATTATGCATACTAGAAAAACAGGTCATAATTTTAAGTTAACTCCAACAATAGTGAATGATTATAATTTGATACCAAATTATAATGAAACACAAATAAATAATGATGATATTTGTATTTATACTAGTAATGGTGCTAGTTTAATGAGTTTATTATATAAGCTGATTAATAGGAATGAAAATACTATTATAAAGGAAGGAGATATAGTATCAAAGAATGATATAGTGATAATTAATGAAAGAAATGTTACATTAGATAATTTATTTTGGGATGGATGTATTGAATTAAATAATAGGTCTATGTTTGAGAGATATGAGCATCTTTATTCAAATGAATGTAAAGAATTATTGTATTGGAGAATGGTTCCCGATATTGAATGGAATATAATAAATAAGATATGTAGTAAAGAACCAGGTAGAGAACCATGTGTAATGAATATAAAAAATAATAACTGTGGTAGTCATTATATAAAATTTGAATTTACAGATCCTGATTTATTAAAATCAAAAGAGAATGAAAATAGTTATGTGTCTTCATTTTGGTGGATATGTTTGAATTCTACAAAAATTAGATTGAAAGTTAATTCAAAAGAATCAAGTACAATTTATAAAAAAGATGGATTTTCTATTTTTAAATTTAATTTAGGTGAAAGAGACAATGTAGAAATATTGAATTTTATTGATAATAAACTAGAATTATTAAATATTTGGTTTTTAAAAGAAAATACTAACGGTGAAGGTAATTTAAATATTTTATTAGATAATTTGAAGGATCAAAGATGGAATGATAATTTGGAAAACATATACACAATATTTTGAATATAAATATAATGACCTGGAGTTCAAGTGAACATTTAGAAAGAATAAAAAGGAGATCAATTCCTAATTATTCTGCAACATTCTCAGGTGATAATCCTCGTGGCAGTGATGCTGCATCTCTAAATACAGAGAAAAGAAAGAACGTTACTGCGAAAACACACGCAAACTATCTTCAAAATAATGAACTCCGTTCAACATATTCGCCAGAGAGTTCTGACCATGTTCTTTTATATAGAAAAGGTACAAATCTTTTGGACTATATAGAAGAAATTACTACAATTTATTTATCAGGAGTTATAGCAAATAGTCAAGTAAGAGATGCCAAGATTGACATTGTTACATTAGATTCACTAACATTATTACCAGTGGAAGTTGTTACCAGTGGAAAATCAAATGAGTATGGACATTTTAATATTGAATTTGGAGAAAAATTTACTGAATTATACCCAAAAAATACAATCTATGGTTTACTTGTTTATAATTCCGACGGAAATGCTAGAAATGTAATTTCAGATACTCCTTTTAACGATGTATTGTTTTATGTATTAGATTATGATTTATATAAAATCGATAAGGTTGTGAATGTTAATTTAATAACGTCATTCATAAGTATTAATACAATACACAAATTTTACGAGAATGATAATTTATCATTAATTGAAAGCAGAAATAGTGTGATAGAAGAATTATTGGGAAATAATTATTTGTCAATAGATACAACACATCCAATAAACATAGCAAATATTGATTACACTGACATTAAAAATAGTGATGGTAATTATAATAAATACATATCTTTTGCATCTTTACTTGCTTCAATATTCCAAATTCATAAAATAACAACTCTTAATGACAATAATGATATAATTACTTTTTATGGAACTTTGTTACAGAATCAAAGTATTAAAGATTTTTTAAATTTAAACAATGATACTAACAATTCAAATTATGAAACGATTCGAACAGCAATAAATAACATTATATCAGATACGAATAATTCTACTTCATTAATAGATGTGCATAATAATAAGGATTACGTGGGTGAGCTAGCATATACTTTAGATTCACTTAAAACAGTCGTTATACCTAATACTTTTAATGATGATTCTAGTATTAACGAATTTGATGTATTCGCGAATTATTGTATAATATGTGGCATTTTAAATACATCAACAGATGATTTCACTAGTCCGGGGGTAAATAGTACCTCTATAATATTTGATGATGGTACACTCTCTGATCCAAACCATGCATTAGCTGATGTATCTTTGATATGGCCTCCAGAACCCGAACCCGAGCCGGAACCAGAGCCTGAACCTCAACCTGAACCAGAACCTGAACCAGAATCTCAACCCGAACCTGAGCCAGAACCTGAACCGGAGCCTGAGCCAGAATCTCAACCCGAACCTGAACCCGAACCCGAACCTGAACCTGAACCGGAATTTGAACCAGAGCCTGAACCAGAACCTGAACTCGCAAGTTCTACAATGGATGTTTCTAGTGGGCAATCAGTAGTAATTAATTCAAATGGCCAAACTGTAGTAGTCAATGTAACATGTGGTTGCTCTGATGATTCAGATGAATCTAGTTCCAGTTCAGTATCATCAGAATCATCAGAATCATCAGAATCATCAGAATCAGACTCAGATGATGCTTCTGAGGATGAACCTGTAACAGGTGCAGCATTGGGTGGACCAAAGTCAGGTTGGCATGTAGAATTTAAAAATATAGTAAACGGAGAATTGTTGTACAATGCGGATATTACAACGAATCAAAATGGATTTTATAACAGACCTAATTTTACATTACCTCCTGAGCATGAAATTTTTGAAATTTATGCATATGCTAAGAATATAGGTGTAGCAAAAGATGAATTAACAGGTATATTCTCGGTTGAAGGTGAAAATTTCTCAGCAATAGGAACAATAATAGACACAGTACCTGTTATTGCAACAGAGATTTCATCGTTATTGGCTGCATCAATAAAAAAACAAGGTATATTTACAACAGCAGCATATACTACCAAAAAAACAGAATTTCAAACGGAATTAGGAATTACTGATATTAATACAAATCCTTACGATCCAACTGTTGATCCTACAGTAGCATTTAATGTATCTTCAAAAATATTACTTGTAGCATCATTGGTTACTTCTTTGAAGTTAGTTTTTAATGAAGATACAAATATTGATGTGGAAAATTTAATACGTGAGTCTATAATAGACCATGCAGATTTTGATATAAACGATTTAAATGATAAAGACTTTATTGAGAAGATTATAGAATCATCTGCTAATAAGATAGATACAACTCTAAATATAGACGAATTAAAAGAAAACGCTGCCGGTGTCGAAGATATTATGAACTATATGAAACTGCAAATAGATTTTTCCGCATCGCAAATAGATCCTTCTAAACCATTCGAGTCATTATCAACTTCAATTAAAGATATTCATACCGCTCAAACTGTAATAAATAATCGTATAGATGAATTACGTTTAAATCCTAACTCTTTGAAAGATACAAATAATTTGAATTTGGCATTGCGAGAACCAGAACCAGAACCTATTTATAATTTAGCTGTATTCTATCCAGATAGTGGTAGTACTCAAACAGGATCAGAACCAGAACCAGAACCAGAATTTTTCGCAAATGTTGTTGTGGGGCCGCCAGGTGGTAATGATCCCGAGCCTGAACCCGAACCCGAGTCAGAACCCGAACCCGAGCCCGAACCTGAACCCGAACCGGAACCCGAACCAACAACAACACTCCAAGCCAACGTGATGATTTCTGATACGGCGGTTTCAGATGAACAAGT